ATGGTTCAACACTAGATCAAATACATCAAGAGAACCAAAAAAATGAAGAAAAGGTGCTTCAAGAGATAATGCACGACGATTTAGAGGGTGGAAAGAAACATCTTAAGGAATAAGGTATAAATAAAGTCAGAAAACTCTAGTCAAAATGGCAATTCGGAGGATATCTAGAGCATTTAAAGACATTAGTTTGTCTTTTAATCCACATCCTGTTACAAAAGACCTACCCGTCCTCAAAAATGAGGCGGCAATTCGTAGGTCTGTGAGAAATATTGTCCAGACGATACCTACCGAAAAGTTTTTTAACTCATTATTCGGAACTGATATTAGGAGAAGTTTATTTGAATTTGTTGATTTTGGTACAGCATCAGTAATCCAGGATCAAATTTTAACTTCAATAGAAAATTTCGAATCAAGAGTTGATAATTTAAAAGTATCAGTTAGACCATTCCCAGATATCAATCAATTCGAGGTTTCTGTTATTTTTGATATTATCGGACAGGAGTTTCCGACACAAGAATATTCTTTCCTATTAGAGGCAACCAGGTAATATGCCTTTTACAAAATTTACAGATCTTGATTTCGATCAGATAAAAGAATCAATTAAAAGTTATCTTCGTGCAAATTCTGATTTTTCTGGATTTGATTTCGAAGGTTCCAACTTTTCAGTATTAATTGATACTCTTGCATATAACACATATATAACCGCATTCAATTCAAATATGGTTGTAAATGAGTCCTTCTTGGACTCTGCAACCCTCCGTGAGAACGTTGTATCCCTTGCAAGGAACATTGGGTACGTTCCCCGTTCTAGGACTGCTGCAAAGGCATCTGTAAGTTTTTCAGTGGAGGTTGAAGGAACCGAAACTTCTACGTTAGTATTAAAAAAGGGATTGGTCTGTGTAGGAAGTTCTAATGATAGCTCTTACACATTTTCAATATTAGAGGATATACAAAAACCTACAATCATAACAGATTTTAATAGTGATGGAACTCCTGTAAACAAAAGAACAGCTGCTTTTGATAATATTGAGATATCACAAGGAACATTTCTCACTAAACAATTTGTAGTAGATTCTTCATTGGATCAAAGATTCGTACTTAATAATTCTTTTATAGACACATCTACTATAAAAGTATATGTAAAGAGTGAGGGTGATCCTGGATTAGGTCTAGAATATAAGTTAATTGATAATATTGCAAATGTTACCGAATCATCTTACATATTCTTACTTCAAGAAATACAAGATGAAAAATATGAATTATTATTTGGTGATGGATTAATAGGAAAAAAATTAGAAAGTGGTCAGATTATTACAGTAGACTATCTTGTTACAGATGGAAAAGAAGGAAATGATGCTGCCAGATTCTCATTCTCCGGAAAAATAGTTAATAGTGATGGAAATACTGTTATTCCACAACCACTTTCAATTACAACAACACGAAAGTCTGTCAATGGTGGAGACATAGAGTCTGTAGATTCTATCAAATATTTTGCTCCTAGAATATATTCTGCACAGAACAGGGCAGTCACTGGACGTGATTACGAATCGATCATAAAAACAATATATCCTGATACAGAATCCGTATCTGTTGTTGGTGGAGAAGAGTTAGATCCTCCAGAGTTTGGAACAGTAAAAATTTCTATCAAACCAAAAAATGGTTTCTTGATATCTGATTTTAATAAAACAAGAATTTTATCACAATTAAAGCAATATTCAATCTCGGGTATTAATCAAAAAATTGTAGATTTAAAACTTCTATATGTTGAATTAGATTCATTTGTTTATTACAATGATTCTATGATATCAACGGCAAGTGATTTAAAAACAAAAATATCAAATTCACTTACAAACTACTCACAATCGACGGATTTAAATAAATTTGGAGGTAGATTTAGATATAGTAAAGTTCTTCGAACAATTGATGATACGGATACTGCAATTACATCCAATATTACAAGAGTGAAAATAAGAAGAAATTTATTTGCTTTATTAAATCAATTTGCACAGTATGAATTGTGTTTTGGAAATCAATTCCATGTTTCTGAAGAAGGTAGGAATATTAAATCTACAGGATTTAGAGTTGATGGAGAAAGTGATATTGTTTATCTAACTGATGTTCCAAACGCAGATAAAAAAACAGGAATTGTATCCATTGTCAAAAACCTACCAGATGGATCTGTAAGAGTTGTTGCTAAATCTGCAGGAATAGTTGATTATATAAAAGGTGAAATTAATTTAGGAACAGTGAATATAGTTTCAACTGTAAGACCAAATAATGTTATAGAAATACAAGCTTTCCCAGAATCCAACGATGTGGTTGGTTTAAGAGATCTTTATTTGAATTTTGATCTTGCAAAAACTCAAATAAATATGATTAAAGATGTTATTTCATCTGGAGATGAAATATCTGGCACTGTCTTTAGTAGAGATTTCTACACATCAAGTTATTCTAACGGAAGTTTAATTAGAGAGTAATATGATACAAACTGGAATTGAATCTAGAATCAAGATTCAGGATATAATTTCAAACCAATTACCAGAGTTTGTCTTGGATGAAAGTCCAAAGGCTGTTGATTTTTTAAAGCAATATTATATCTCTCAAGAATATCAGGGAGGTCCAGTTGATATTGTAGAAAATTTAGATCAATATTTAAAATTAGATAATCTCACTCCAGAAGTTGTTGTAGGGTCAACAACTCTATCTACAGATATTAATGCCAATGTTGATGTCATTTCGGTTTCTAGCACTAAAGGATTTCCAAATCAATATGGTTTGTTAAAGATTGATGATGAAATCATTACATATACCGGACTTACTACAAATACTTTCACTGGATGTGTTCGTGGATTTAGTGGTATTACTAGTTATCATCAAGATTTGAATGAGGAAGAATTAGTATTTTCCACAACAACATCTACATCTCACACATCAGAATCAAACATACAAAATTTAAGTTCTTTATTTTTAAATGAGTTCTATAAAAAACTTAAATTTACATATGCACCAGGATTCGAAGATAGAGTATTCAATTCAAAAATTAACGCTGGAAACTTTATAAAAGAGTCTAGATCTTTTTATGAATCAAAAGGAACTGATGATTCATTTAGAATTTTATTCAATGTGCTATATGGAGAAACTCCTAGAATAATTAATCTTGAAGATTATTTAATTAAACCTTCAGATGCCGAATTTGTTAGGAGAGAGATATGTGTAGCAGAGGTAATAAGTGGTGATCCAACAAAAATAATTGGACAAACTCTAATTAAAACTACGGATTCTGAAACAAATGCTTCGATATCTTCTGTTGAATCATTTACAAGAAATCAGAAACAATATTTTAAAATAGGATTATTTGTCGGATATGGTGATAATAGTAATGTAAAAGGCAATTTTAAAATTACTCCTAGTTCCAAAGTTCTTGAAAATGTAAATTCCGGATCATCTGTAATATCAGTAGATTCGACAATTGGATTTGCACAGACAGGAACAGTATATTCTGGTAATAATATTATTACTTATAGTGATAAGAGTATCAATCAGTTTCTAGGATGTTCTGGAATTGAAGAAAATATCGTAGCTACTGACAACATATTTTCAGATGATACTTATTTTTCATATGAAAATGGAAATGTTGAAAATAAAGTAGTTCTTAGATTGACCGGAGTATTATCAAATTTTGTTCAGAGATCAAACTTTGTTTCTGTTGATGAAGGTCAAATTATAACAGTTAAAAATGTCGGTTCTTTAGTTAAAAATCCGCAACAGAATAAAACATATAAAGAAATATTTTCAAATTCTTGGATCTATAATACCAGTTCTTCTGTAGATATAGACAACTTTAATGGTGCGATAGTTTCTTTAAAAACATCAATCGATAGATCTCAATTCAAAAAAGGAGACCTTGTAGAATTTGTCGATGTTTTAACTAATATAGTTGTCTATCCAACATCAACTTCAGACTTGCCATATATTAGTTCTGATATACCTTTTGGATCTAAATCTGTAAATATAGCAAATTTAAGTTCGTTTTCTCCAAATTCAAGTTCTAATTATAAATTGAGGAGAAAAATTAATAAGGGAAATAGTTCCATAGTTAATTTTAAGTATGGAAATGATTCTATTATTTCTGACGTTCAAAATGTTTATTTTGATACAGATAATTTTGCATATGTAGCGTCAAATTCCATTCCTTCTTGGGGAAATGGATTTGCTAATTTTTACACATATCAAATATCCAAAGAATTAAATAAAGTATCAATTTCATCTAGTTCGGGAAGTCTTCAGGATTTAGACCCCTCAACGGGTCTCTATACCTCTATTCTGTTTGATAGTAATGTTCCCTTCATAAATGGTGAAAAAATTGAATATAAAGCATCTGGGGCACCTCTCATAGGACTATCGGAAGGGTCTTATTATGTAAAAGTTTCATCTACTAATCCAAAAAAGATAAAACTTTTTACATCATCAAGTTTCTTGAATTTGGATTCAAATAGTCTTCAATTTGAATCTTCAACTTCTACTTTGGAAACTCATAGTTTTATTTCATATTCGCAAAAATCTGAAACAATAAATCCGAAAAAAGTTTTAAAGAAATTTACACTAAATCCAAATATTAAAAATGGAAATGGAGAATTAACAGTTCCAGGAAAAGTTGGATTGTTGATTAATGGTGTGGAGATATCAAACTATAAGACCTTTGATAAAATTTATTTTGGACCTCTTGAGAAAATTAAAGTCTTAAATGGAGGATCTGATTTTGATGTTATTAGTCC